GATATCACTGCCCAGGCCAGCACCAACACGGGCAAACTGAGAATTATCAAAACTGCTTCGTCTTTCCAGTCTGATTGTCTAGCTTCTAGCAATTTTCCCTGGTAAGCTTCGTCACCTCGGGCCATACGTTCAGCATGCATTAATTGTGCATCTGACATTGCCATTTTCGTTCTCTGCTTGTTAGCATAAATCTTACTTCCAGCAGAAACGGCTAGTTTTATTGCCGATAACCACATAGATTAGTACCAAGTAGCAGTTTTCTTTTTGTTAGATAGCATTCTTTTAGTTCCTCTGACTTTTTCTGTATCTCCTGTAGGGATATAGTTGTAAGCTTGGTCAGCAGTTGTTTTAGATCTTGGATCTACTACAACATTTTGACTTGGAACTGCCATCTGTTTTGTTTTTTTATAGTTCATCATAATGTTTTCTCCTTAAGATTAATCATCATCTATCATAACTTGCGCTTGTTGTACACCAGATTTAGCAAGACTAACTCCAGCACGCAATTTAGCCAGTTCATCGTTCTGTTCTAGCTTATCTTCAAAATTATCCTTGGCTTGCATCAATCTTGCTCTTGCAAGTTCGACTTGAGCCTCGTCATTATCTTTTTTTCTCTCATTTTCCATAGCACGTAGGTCAACTTCACGTGATTTTAGCTTCAATAGTGGGTCAGAATCAAATTGTGACGTAATTTTCTTCTCTTCCTTCATAAAATCTTCTGTCATTTCTGCAACTAACACTGCTTTTCTAGCTTCTATCTCTTGAACCATCTGTTGTAGCATTTGTGCTGCTTGTGGATTGGTTGCAGCTTGCTGTTGTAGCACCTGAGTTTGCATCATTTGCTCTCTAAACTCTAATTGTACCTGTTCTTGAGCCATGATTGATATGTGTTCTAGAATATTTTTCTGTATCGCTGCCATAATTGCAGGATTATTTCTAACCATGTTAGTTGACATGAAACTTAAGTGAGCTGTGATGTGTGCTCTGTGATCTTGACCAGGAAAAGCTTGGAAAGGTTTGCCTGATAAAGCATTAATGTGTTCCATACTTGGATCCATCGGCTGCATTGGTGCAGGAGGTGGTAATATTTGATCAATATTTTTAACACCAATTGCTTCATACATCTTTCTGTATGCTGCATAGAGATTGTGTATCTGTGGATTTGATTGTGCGAGTTGTAATTCTGTTTGCGCCATCGATATTCTTTGTGCCATTGAGAATATATTAGGGTCTGCTACAGGTAAAACATCAACTCTATCGTCAAAGTCAACTTGTTTAATGTTCCGTGCGCCACCGACCACGTCATATGGATATTCTGCTGGTAGATATTGTGAAACAACTTTAGATAATAATTTAAATTCTTTTTTCATACCTGCGTATAATCTTTTATGAATAGCAGACATGACCCGTGATCCACGTTCCAATAATGCAATTGTTGTACCAACAGCCGCTTGTTGATTACCATCACCCACTTGCATATCAGCAATAGCCGCGAACCTCTGACCAGCACCAACAACTATACCCATCAATTGTAATAGTGTCTGAGAAGGTTCTTTGTAAGGTAAAGGAAAGAATGCATCACGTAACGATCCACCTGGTGCATCTACATCTTTAAATTCACCTGGTTGTATTGGTGAGGCTTCATCTCTAACTCTAACACCTCTTTGTTTAAATCCTGCTGGTAAATTAGATAACGTACCTGCATCAAGCAATTGACGGAGAGCAGCCGTTGCAGTTCTGCTCAATCCGCCAATCATATGAATCAACCCGAAGCCATAAAATCCAAGACCTGGTAGAAATTTAAAATGAACAAAATATTGGATTTTTGTTTTCTTTAGGTCATCGGGATTGTAGTTACGTCTAATAGATAGAACCTTCCTGCTACCTTCTTCAACGGTAACAATGTAAGGGAGCTTAATACCTGTAGGTTCGTTATTAGAGTCAACTTCTTCAAATCCTTCTAAATCTAAATTAACATGACACTCAAGAACCGTATACATCGGTTCGTTCTTTCCAGTTTTTTTAGTTCCTTCTAATTCTCTTTCCTTCTTTTCTAATTCATTATTGGTGTCAACACCTGGTGCTGCTAATTCAACATCAGAATAAAAACCATTGACTTGTTGTTTTCTTAAATCGTTCTCTGAAACTTTTAATGTGTGGATGATTGATTCCGCATCGTCCAATGAGGTGGCCGTATACGGAACAATCAAATCCTCAGCGGGTACAAATTTTGACACCGCTCTTCCCATTAACTGATCGTAGTAAACTTTTTTAAAAGTTGATCCTGCTAATGGTAAATGAAACAACATAGAATCGAACTCGGGTTCGTATTCTTGCATCTGATCCATGATCAGATAGTTCATAAAGTCTTTAACACGTTGTGATTGTTGTTCTACAGTTGGACTAGGTGCACCGATAACTTGTGTTCTAACTGGTCCTTCTGCAGGTAATAATTCTTTGTAAGCTTGCGCTTGAAACTGTGTAACCGCTTCAGCAAGCACAGGGTGTGTTGCACCACTTGCTCCTTGAAAAGGTTCTGTTCTATTTTCGTATTTAAATCCTAAAAGATCTAAACCTTGTATATAAGATTGTTCCCAATCTTTTCTGGATGTTTTATAATCCATATAGTTTTGCACCATCTCATTACCGAGTGGTTCTAAAATATCGTCTGGTAAAATGTCTGCTAAATTATCAAAATGATTTTCTGTTCCTGGTACATTGATTGCACCTGGTTCAAAATTTAAAGTTGCACCACCATCTTCTTCAGGTGTAACTTCTACTGGACCTTGTTCTACAATCTCTTCTTGCTCTACAACTTCTTCAGCTGGTATCTCTACTTCTGTTCGAACATTGTTCGGAAGGGACTTGTCTATATCTGCCATTTAAATTTCTCCAATCTTATGTCTTAACCTGTTTTAATGGAACTTTCAACCCTTGTGAATCGGGACCTCTCTTTGGGGGTGGGCCAGATTTTACTCCTCCTGAACCAAGAGGCTTATCAATCATACCACCATCTTTCATTCCTTCAGCTCGCATCTCCGCTAATACTAATTGTATCGCTGATAGTTCTGACATGTTGCCTAAATTATCAAACACACGTTTTTCAAATGCTTTCTTTTTTGAGGGACTAAAATTTTTTGAATACTTATCTGTTAGTTCTGACATTAATATCCTTTAATTGCTAGTTTAGGTTTCTTGATCAGGCCACCTTTAAATTTATCTTTTCTTACTTCTCTAGTTAATTTTCTATCTACTTTTTGTCTTTTAAGAGCACTTTTGGGAACAATAATTCTTCCAAGTCTACCTTGTCTTTGAGATGGAGGACTAAAAGGATTTTGTTTAGGTGCAAATTTTTCAAATAATCTACGGCCTACCGCTGCCTCTCTTGGGGTTAAAGTTGTTTTCATAATTAATCTATCTTTGGGTGGTATTGGGCTTACTCCCATTTTGTCTGATGGGTCAGGTTTTGATTTTGCAAAACTTTTAGCCGCTTTTACTCTATCCTTATCTGCTTTTTTAGTTTTAGCTCTTTCAAAAAAATATCTTCCTTGATACTTTCTATTAACTTTGTTGAAAGAATCGGAAGCAACACCCTTTTTCTTACTTGTACCTCTAATTACTGCTACGCCTTCTTTTAAATTTTTTAAATTTTTATATTGTTTAGATCCAGTATATTTCTTTCTACTTTTGTTTACAGCTTGCACAACTCTTTTTACAATCGGCTTCGCTGCCATTAATCCAAATTTTAAAACCATCAGTAATATCCTTTGATTGCTAGTTTAGGTTTTCTGATTAAACCACCTTTAAAGTTTGGTTTTCTGCCTGTAAGTTTTTTAGTAGTTGATTCTGCAACAGCATTTCTAAATTCTTTTCTTTTTTTAATAACTTCATCAAAACCTTTTTTAACCATTTTTACAGCAGAGGGAGGTAATCTTTTTTTAGCTGCTTTCAAAACACCTTGGGTATACTCTTTAGCAGAATCAAGTCTTGATTGCGCTTTGTTTAAATTTTTAAAACTTCCACTACCAGATGTTTGAGCTTTATTTAATTTTTCAATTTCTTTTCTAAATTTTTTTAGCACTGGCTTTGCAAGCATTAACGGAACTTTAACCATCAGTAATAAACCTTTTTCTTTTGCTCTTTAATTTCATCCACGTAATCTTCTGGGTGAGTGAGTAATCCACCCTGTCTAAATCTCATGATCGCTTGTGTCGTGGAATCAACCAAGTCATCATGATCCCCAAACGGAAAGGCTGCACATTCTTCGATTACTTCTTCTGCAAACTTTTGTTCAGGAGCCCAGATAATACCACTTTCAAACAAAGGTGCAACAGCATTTACACGGGCATGCTTATCATTTCCACGTGAAGGGGTGAAGTTTGTTACTGGAATGTCCATTTTCCTCAACTCATAGGTTAAAGGCAAACCAGAAGCCTTCGCCTCAATAATAACTGTTTCAGGATTCCAATACTTAAATTGATCTAATGCAAGCCTCCGAAGTTCTGGAAACTCATATCGACCTTTAATTGAATCTAATAACATAAGATTCGCTCCTTCATCTTGACTTGGATAGAAAACTCCCCAGGTAGTAATCGCCGAGTAATCCGCTGTCTCCTTTTTCAAGAATGCGGTATCGTAAGATTGTATGACGTGGTAAATGTTAGGGATCCAATCGTTCTTCCATATCCGCCACCACTCACGTTTTAAAATTGCCCCTTCTTCAGAAGTTGGTTCTTGCATCCACTGTGCGTTCCACTTAGCAACAGGTAGTGCAGCTTTTACTTTTTCTAATTCATCTAGCTTCCAATACTCAGGCCACACTGGTTCGTTGTCCATGATCGCTGGAAACTCAACCACGTGCCACTGATCTGATTTAGCTTCTTTCTGTGAAGAGATCAACGCGCCTGTTAAATCTTTTGTACTCCATCTCGTCATTACTAAAATAATTTTACCACCAGGTTGTAAACGTTGCCTAGGTCCTGATGTATACCATTCGTAAGCTCGTTCTAATGATGCTTTGGATAATGCGTCTTGCTCTGAATGCGGATCATCAATGATTAATAGATCTGCTCCACGGCCCGTGATCGCACCGCCAACACCCGCAGCATAATATTCACCGCCATCGGACGTTTCCCAACGTCCAGCAGCTTTACTATCTTCTTGAAGTTTTGTTTTAAAAATTTTTCTATAATCTTCACTATCGATTAAGTTCTTAGCTTTACGACCAAACCTTATTGCGAGCTCTGCCGTGTGGGTTGCTTGAATGATCTTGAGTTTTGAATCACGGCCCACCATCCACGCAGGTAAAAGATAAGATGCAAATTCTGATTTGGTATGCCTCGGTGGCATGTTGATTATCAAACGATTTATTTCGCCCGTGGCTAGTTGATTAAATTTTTCTGCAATGTGCCTGTGGTGGGACCCCTCTACAAAATCTGGCCATACACATTTGACAAAAGATAAGAAATCATTCTTAGCCTTATTCTGTATCTTTTTTTCAGCGTGCAATACCTGAAGTTGCTTGAAGGTCTTTCGTATATCAGCAGGTAGCTTACTTATATCTATATTATCTAAATTCATAAAAAAATTTTATAAAATTTTTTTTCGCATCTTAATAGATGTTTGATAAGTTTTTTACAGGGTACGGCTATATAAATCAAGCATATATATACATACATTAGGATCCCTATCCACGTAAAAGGGGGTATGGGGTCTTCGACACTTTCGATTTTTGGTGTGCCGTTGGTACCTCTATTATAATAAAGATACACGGCACACGGGTCACGGCTCAGCATAAACAAAAAACCCCGCCCATGAAACATGGGCGGGGTTGGTTAACTAATTGAGAGTATTAACTAACTTAAATTTAATTCAAGTTGTTTTGGGTTTTTTTCTATTTCAGTTATTGGATTGGGTTTATTTAATTCAAATAGATTTTTCATTACTATTATTTTAGGTTTATATTCAACCCGATCGCCTAATTGCACATTTTCCCATTGAGCTAAAAATATGTGTAATTGTTTGGCGATATAACTAAAAGAATTAAAATCCTTTAATTCTTTTGAAACGGGATAATTTTCATCATTCCTAGTATCTCGGTTATTACATTCAGTTATTTTTTTATTTACCAAATCTAATAATTTTATTGCATGGCTTTGCCCTAATTTTAAGCCGTCAATATATGTCGTTCTTTTTTTCATCATTGTCCTTTGTTCGTGTTTAATTTATTTTGAATAATTTCAAAATATTCACTTGATTAACATTTTTAAAAATGCTAGTCAATAGGATATTAACAAATAATATAGGACAATAAATATGATAAAAAGTTACAATGAAATTATCTATAATATTAATTTCAATCATCAAATAAATATAACTAAAAAAGATTTATATTTAAAAAATGGTTGGTTATTTATAGATTTAAAAGATAGTACAATTGAGATCTTTAAATACCCTGTAAATGATTATTTTGAGCCATATAATCATTTATGGAATATTAAAAAAAAACCATTTAAAGACTTTATTGATAATGAGGTTGATTTTAGCGGTGAATATCCAAAAGAAAAAAACCCGCCAAAAATTCAGCTTATTGCTTAAAAGTTTAATGAGCCGTGTATCATGGTACACGGCTCATTATTAGAGGGCTAGTATAGATTTGACCAATCTTAAAAGAGGTCTGAATAAAAGCTAGTAATGAGTGGTTTATCAATTATTAGATTTTTTCAGTTATACTAGCCCTTTAATAATAGGCAACGGCTGATTGCCTTTAAGAGTGGAAGTTTTTAAAGTCAAAAAACGAGTTCCTATATAGCTCATCAGCCACGCTAGAAATTATTAGAGGGTCATATAGAGAGCTTCAAGCATCGTACGGATCTATATGACCCTCTAATAATTTAAGAAAATTTTTATTTTTTATTTTATTTTACAAGGCACAAGCTAGAATTTTCACTTAACAACGCACAAGCGGTCATGGTTCATGGCTCACGGACAAGCGGTCATTAGATCATGGTTCACGGCTCACGGAAAAAGGTTTTGAAAAAGTTTTACAAGGTCTTCGGCTCACGGCTTTTTGCAAGATAATCACCCATAAGCAACGGCAAGTGAAACAATAGAAATATTAATAAAATATATATTAATCAATACTTATTGATTAGATATTAGTTTATTTTTTTAAGGTTATTCGGTCTATAAACATAAATATAATAATCATCAGTTAAATTATGTTTTTTAAAGTATTGATTAGCTGAATAGACGCCTTTAAAATATTTAATACTACCTTTATTTTTGCCTCTATGTTCTAAAATTGGTTTCATTATGGGCTTATTATTTTCATGTTTTATAAATTTTTGTATATAATAAATAGCCATAACTTAACAATCTAAGCAATAATTTTCAAATCTGGTATAATCAGCTTTTAAAGGTGTTAAACAGCTAAAACAATAACCTCTCATATCTCTAAATTTTCCGTCAACTATATGTGTCATTTTAAAATGATCTCTTAATTCAGAAACTTTTAAATGCTTTAATTCTGGTTTTAAACTCACAAAATCAGCTTTTTTTAATAGAGTTATTTTTTTATTCGGTGTTGTCTTTTTTAATGCGCTTGTATTCATCATATAATTTAAATAGTTTAAATTTTGGACAATTAAGAGCATAAAAACTTATTTCATCTCTCATCTCTTTTTGTTCTCTATATGCTTTATGCTTGTTGCTGTCTATTAATTCAAAATGTTCTTGTTTTAATTCTGTCATAATTTTTGACCTTCATTTATGTGTAATTCTATTTGACCTTCATTTTCATAAATACCAAAAAAATCATATTCGAATAAATCACTTTCATTTGAATAAATAACAATGTCCTTATCTTGATTATATTTTTCTAATCTTTTAATTAATTCTTTTAATTTCATAATTACATACTATCTAAAAACGGGTCATTAAATACTTCATTATTTTTAATATCTTTTTTAATGCCGTTTATTTTGCCCTCAATCAATATCTTAATTTTTAACTTTGTAGCCGTGTCAATATCTTTAAGGGTTTCAATCTCACTCAATAAATCTCGCAATGCAAATAATTTACCATAACGGGTTGAAGATTGACTAGCGTTGTTAATATTTTTAGCAATGTCAAAAAACATATCAGTATTACTCATAATTTATATTATCCTTTATTGTTAATTTATATCTTTATATAGGGGATAATATTTGATTATCCCCTATGGTGTCAAGTGTTAATTATAACTTTTATTTTCTAATTGTAGCGCTTTTGTTTTATTCCATACAATACCAACACCGTTTAAAACCTTCTCTAATACGATATTTAATTGTTCTGGTACACCACACTCAAAAACTGAATTGATTGCGCTTTGTTTATACAATTCAAGTTCTTTAACTTTTTTGCCTTCTGGTGTTTTTTCAGCTTCTTTTTTGGCTAGATAAGACGCCCATTTTCTTAATTGTTCTCTACAATCGGACGGTTGAATTCCACGCCCATAAGTATCACGTGAATAATAATTGTCCCTATCAGATTTTTTAAACTTATAGTTTAAATTCTCTTTAAGTTCTCTATTATTAATTTTGCCGAAAAATGTCATTGCTTTACGTTGTTTTATTTCTAGTTCAGCAATAGCGCCTTCTAGTTCTTTTATAACAACATCAGCTTTTATTTTTTTGGCAAGTTTTAATTCAGCGCTTTCAGTAAGATCAGCCACAATAGATTTCACGCTTAATTCAGCTTGTTCTATTAACGGGTCAATCTCATTATTGATACGTTTTTTTAAATGTTCCAACTGATACTTTGTTGGGTATGTTGATTTAGTCATATTATATTATCCTTTATATTTATTTATTTGATAATCCCAAAATATCCTATTGACAATTTAAAGTCAAGCCCCTATATATAAAAATTATTGTCCTTGCAATAATAGGGGTTAATAAGGAAAATAAGGCGTTTATTTACTTTGGTTAACAAGTGAGTATTTAAACCGATTGCATACTTATTAGCCCCTAACAAAAAAGAAAGTATGAAATATAAATATAAAACACAGAAAAAATTATTAGGTAGTTCTACCTATAAAATGGAAAAATCAAGCAAGTTTAAATATTTAAGCGAGATTTTACACTTAGCCCCGTCAAATATAGGTGGCGTTAATATTTGCGCTAGTTCAAGCCCCGTTTGTGTTGACTTATGTTTAAATACAAGTGGAAGGGGTCAAATGACAAGCGTTCAAAAATCAAGATTAAACAAAAAATATTACTTCTTAGCTGATAGGCAAAAATTTTTAAAACATTTAGATCGTGAAATTAAACTCTCAAGCGAGAGGGCAAAAAGAAAAAAATTAAAATACACGGTACGATTAAACGGTACAAGCGATTTACCATTTGAGAGATACAAGCTAGATAACGGCTTAAATCTCATGGAAAATAATCCACAAGTACAATTTATAGACTATACAAAAATCAAAAATAGATTACTTCAAAAACTACCAAAAAATTACAGCTTAACCTACTCACAAGCTGAGAATAATTTAGATGATATTAAGCAAGTATTAAAGACAAAATATAATATTGCAACGGTATTTAGAAAAAAACTACCAAAAAAATGGCTTGGACGTAAAGTTATTAATGGTGATAAACATGACCTTAGACACTTAGACCCGAAAAAAGTTGTAGTTGGTTTAATTGCTAAAGGTAAGGCAAAAAAAGATTTTAACGGATTTGTGCAAGATGTTTAATTTTGTACAGATAAGGGGTGGTCTCGAGACAAAAGTTCAGCAACGCCACCCTTTAAAACTAACAAGCGACAAGCTCAAGCGACAAGCTCAAGCGACAAGCTCAAGCGACAAGCGAGAAGGGATAATATGAAAACATACAAAATACAAGCGACTGAAATTAATCAATGGTTTAAAGAAGTAAAAGCAAAAACAGAAAAAGATGCTTTAAAAAAAATAAATGAGTATTGGAGTGGGGACAAAAACAATTTTTCATTTGAAAATTTTGAAAACGGTAAGACAGAAACTAATTTTAAAATTATAGATTAACAAGCGAGCGAGCAGAAGGAATAATATGAAACCTAAAGAAAAAAGAGAGCGCAAGCTAAAAGCGTGGATATTAAAATATATTAGAAATTTAAAAAAATTACCTAAACTTCCCAAACCAAATAAAGAAGGTAAAATTGGTATTGAGTGGTTGCAAGTTGAGGAAGATATTTATTTAACAGCTAAAGATCAATTTTATGGTGTTTATGGTTATGGTAATGACAAAGATTGGAATGACGGCAAAATGTCTTGGGTTTTTTGGTATGTATGTGATGAAGTAGAAAATTTAATTAATAAGTTAAAACAACAAGCGAGCGAGCAGAA